AGAATGTAAGCATACCAACTTGATATAAGTAGTAAGCAACAGATGGATGAACAACTAGAGTATCTAGCTCATCTCCTCTTGATCCAAGAAGTGATCTTCCTCTTGCAACAGTAGAAGCTGTCAAGAAGTTATCAGTATCAGCACCAGAAGCAGCACCTTTACTTAGGTCAAGTGAGTTTGCACCTAATGGTCCGAAAGTAGATCCAAACAAACCATCTAACAAGCTGAATAGTCTTGCAGAGTTTAATTTGTTGATAGCATCTGCAAGTTGGTTTCTGATGTGACCCATTGGATCTTCACCAGCAGCCAATACAGCTACATCATCAACAGCATATGCAAAACCTCTATGACAGATAGTTGCAATCTGCGT